CCGACTGTTGTGATATTCTTTTTACGAGCCATTTTTGTTTCCCTTTGTTATCTTCTATACGTTTCAGCTGTTTACTTTATTCAAAAAAAAGACAGTTTTTGAAGAGAACTGCCAAACTCACACTACAATAGGAGATATCTACGATAGTAACTCTTTAAATGCTGCATCTACATCAGAGGCTTCTTTTGTATTGCCACTGTTATACTTAGTAGACTCTGAGCCTGCCGATTCTCCTGCTTCTGCAGATAAGAACTCAGACAACATTTGCTCAATTTCCTCTTCAGTCTTCTGGTTAAAATTATTGTCAAACTCTGGAATACTATCCAGCATAGATACAATCTCATCAGATTCTGCCAGAGCCGAAGGACGTCGACGTGGGTGTATTTTCGTTACAGGAAATGATGCTCCCGCAGGCTTACCATAATTGATAACTAAATCAGTACCACCATCAGTATCAGTGATGTCACCATAATCTGGATTGAGAACCAATTGAACCAGTTCTGTATATGCCATCTTACCGTAACCCCAGAGTCGAACCCCTAGAGACTCTTCTCCACGGATCAATACTGGTGAAAAGAAGCGCTCCTTTGGAAATAAAGTCTTGCAAAATTTCATAGTATCGGCGTCGTTAGATGCTTTTGCTTCTTGCCAAGTGCTCCAAGCAAAGTTGCAAACAGGGCATTCTTTACCATGTTGCTTCTTGGGGCAAATAAATCCGGGATTCTTTCCTACATTGTAGTGAAAGTAGTACTGCTTGAACGGATCACCGTCAGCAGTTGGTACAATGCGAACTGTTTGATCGCCATCTTGTGGCTTCCAAAAGATGTTTTGCTTTGAGTCACCGCCACCTCTACCTTGAAGTGCGTTAAGTTTTTGTTGCATTTTAGCGAAATCTATAGCCATAATAATTCTCCTTTGTGTTTAATTTTGACTTTGTCTAAAGTAGGAGCAACGATCTGTCACTCCCCTATATTCTATACGTTTGAGTGGTTAAAGTTATTCAAAATATTTTCATCTGATTGAAATGAAACTACTTCTTCTGTATTGGCTGTACGCCAATTGAATGTACGCCATCCTTGAGTCTCAAGATCCCATACGGTTTCTAGTCCTTCTTTAAGGTTACGTTTCTTCCCTGTACCTTTTGTATTACTTTCTACAAATGTTGTAGGTAAGTCTTCTGAACGTACGAAGAACATTGTTCTAAGTTCGCCTGTGGCTTTTGTGAATGAGCCACGATAATATTTAATGTTTGTCATTTTCTCTCCTTTAATGTTTGTTAGGTGTCTTTTATACGTTTGAGGTTGCAATTTTATTCAATCTGAACTTCAGAAGAAGATTTAATTGCAAACGAGAACCCTGATTTCAAATCTGTAGGATAAACACCATAGGAGACTGACTTACCATCTGAATCTATAGTTACTATTCTATTCAACTTATCAAGAAGATTCTCATCTTCCTCTATTACTATACGATTGACACCAAAGAAATATTTAACCTGATTGCATTTATTTAAAGAAAAAGTTTCCAACATCTCTTCTGTAACCATATCTGGGTAAGAGAAGGAGCATATTTTAGAAGATATATATTCATCTCTAAAGGTGTCAAATATTGGCTCTGAGTTCTTGTAGATGTTAAGCCAGTGTACTGAAGAGACAATAAAATTGTTAATTTTAGAAAAGAAGTTTACAATAGATGTCTTTCCAATGATGCCTGACATTAAGTTATTATCAATTAAGAATATCCTTTCGAAGACACCCGATCTAGTGTATTGCTGTAATATATTAAAGTGTGCCCTATTTCTAAGTATAGACTTTTGATCCATAGAATAGACGTCAGGCTTAATATAAATAATATTAACTTTTCTATCTGCGATCATCCTCATTAACCATAAAGAACAAGCAGACACTTTACCCGATCCACATAAGATAAAATATACTTCTTCATCTTCATCTAAGTTTGATTTAAATTTTTTAAAATCAATTGGGTTGGCGTCATATAGCTCTGCTGAACTTTGTTTAGGAATATAGAAACAATTCTTTTTTGTTTTTAATTTCTCATCTGTATCAAATTTAAATACTGTATACTGAGAGTATTGTTTAAATAACTCTGCTATTCTACACCCTGCTTTACCTAATCCTATTATATTCATTTTAGTTCTTATCTCCTTGTTTCTAATTGTTTTAGTTTATTTATAATATATTTTACTTAATAATATAATATTATAATCATTTTAGTTTATTTATAGTATATTATATAATTTATATATTAATCTTATTTAAGTTATATAAGTCTTTACCTGCTGAAACAGATGTCATAAAGTTGCCCAACTTTGTGTTTCTGTATTCATCGATAATAGGCTTAATAAGCTCCTTGTCTTCCGATGCAAAGTCTAGAATAATACTGTCATGGAGAGTAAAAGCCACATAACTCTTTCTGCCCTTCAAGAGTTTGTAGATTTGTACCATTCTGTCAAGTACTAAGTCTGCAGATGTACTTTGAATAAGATAGTTTAAAGCGTGATAATCATCACATTTTATTTTTCTTTTGAATATATTCTCAACTGAACCGTATAGGAAGTAACTGCCCAAAATTGAATCTCTATCATAATGCCCGTTAGAGATTAAATCGTCTGAATTAGGATTATATAACCAAGCAAAGAATCTTTTCTTTGCATCATCCCTACTACTATGATAAAGATTTTTTGCGTTATAATCATGAATGTCTTCTTTAGGTTGATCTTTCCCCATTAGTGCCAACAAGGTTCTAGCTTCTGCTGCATTGTAATCTAACTCAATAAAGAAATCGTTGTTAGGTTTGATACAGACTCTGTGCTCCTTCTTCATATTCATAATGGGTAGAGAACCCTTGTGCAACGCCAATCTGCCCGTTTTAGAGCCGAATAGGTTATAGTTACAATATGCGTCTCTATCCTTAAAAGTTCTATATAGAACTTTTGCTTTATTATCGCTCCAGAAGTTAGTCAATGGCTTTGGATCAAAATTGACTTTTCTATACTTAATGTCGGATAAAACCTCTTGAATACTTGCCAAGTGTGTGTAATTTTGTGGACGTTCGTATTTCTCGAATATCCATTCACAAATCTGATTTCTCATATCGCAATATTCTAACAAAAATCTCTTTGGCGTTAAGTCAAAAAAACAATTGTCTACTATATTAACCTTTGCTAAATTATTAGCACGAATAAAAGCCTTGAGTCTATTTGATACCGCTTCCCACTGGTTTAACAAGTGAGAGGGACAAACTTCATCAAGGCTTTTACCCAATACATAAATCGAAGCGTATTCAACGTCCATGCCTTCTAAGAAATTAGAATAGCTCCAAGTCCTTGACAAGCCTTTCGGCATGTCATTGAATTGAAGATCACCATTAGAATAGACGCCAACACACTCTGATTTATCATCGAGCGTTTGGAACAACATATATCCTCCTATATTTTGATTGTAAATGTTCTATGTCTATACGTTTGGTGATTGTTAAATATTCTATAATTCTCTTCTTTTCTTGTGCGATGTCCATAGTTCGCACCTAGTCCAACAATTACAGTTGTCTTGTCGTTAATATGATTGAGAGATTCTATGAACCCATAGTGCTTGTACACTTGGTAGGATTCTTCAAAAGCAAGATCAAACTCTTCCTGATTCCAGTCTTTATGGATCTCTTTTGCCCTTACGAAGTAATAGAACTGCAGTAGTTTCTTATCTGTGAAAGAATCCTCTTCTCTCTTCTTCCTGTCGATTACTCTAGTTTTGGTTCTGTCCCCATGCTGATAAGACTCAAAATAATTAGGATAAGAAGCGATGTACGAATCGTAATATGATAAAAAATATTTTTTAAGCATATTCACCTCATATAAATGAGTTTTGTAATAATATGCATCGAACATATTCTGAAGTGTGTTATGTCCTCTTTCTGCCATTCTTCTCTTCATCTCCGGAGATTCTAAATCAGCGATTATTCTCCATGGAGCATTTTTATCGGACATAAAGCCATATGCATTCAAGATCTTTTGAAATTGTATAAAATGCTTGTCTAGTATGTATTTTCTGTACTTTGATTCATCATCATCGTGCTTTAAAGTCGATATTTCAAAGGCAATCCCAGAAATTCTTGGATCGGTTGTCTTTCTTAGTTGCAAGTTTGATCTAGTAATGGGGAACTTAATCAGAAATTTATGCAAAAATATCATAAATTCGTTTGTGTAGTCTTTGAAGTTTCTGATTTTTATGGAGTTCCTAGGATCATTCACATATTTTGTCGTAAAAGCAATAAATATTGCTTCCATAGTCTTGTGGTGATCTTGTACAAAACTCTTCCACCCTGTCTTCACTTTAAAATCATAAAATACACTTTTTTTAGATATTTTGCCCGTTTCTTTCAGTTTGTCGATCTTTATAATCATCTCATTTAAAGCTTCACAGACGAAGTTTAAGAGCATTACGTTGTTTGTTCCATTAACTAGGTTAAGAAACTTTTCGGAGGGGTATATGGGGCGATTATGGGTGTCTATTCTGCCATAAAAGGCTTTATCATGAATCATATCTAAGGATACAAAAGGGGTAAAGATATCCCTAGAGGTTCCTTGATATTTTGATTGATCGTCCACCGCCTTTCCATCCAAAGAGTTTTGAGATCCGGGCTTTGCTCCTTGTGGATACGCTCTGTGTCTGTAGTACTGTTTATGGTAAAACAGGTTTTTGATTTTCTTGTCATTCTTGCCTAGTGGGATGACACTCTGATTAAAAGGCTCATCGAAATCGTTGATGTCTGAATTTTTAACAATATTCTCAACTAGTTCATCTATTTCTTTATCAGTGAAGGTATCTTTGAAGTCCAACGCCTCTTCGTACCTGCTGTCAGTCTGGAAAGCAATCTTTTCTTTGATTTGGTATCTTTTATTATTTATGTGATTTTTCATGCTTATCCCCCAAGCACTGAACTGAGTAGCTCAGACGCTTTGCCTAATGCTCCATCGATTAGCCCCACATCTAATTCTGGAGCCTCTTCTAACACTCCTTTGCACTTAGCCTCAATAGAGTCTATAGTACCACCAGACTGAGCAAACACACAGTCTAAGGTAGTTTCATATTGCCCTCCTCTAGAGATAGTAGAATCAACAGTAATTATGTCATAATATCCACCAATTCCTAAAAGATTAGAAATAGAACCCAAATTATTAGGATCTGGTATTCCACTATCACTATTGTACCCATCAACCTCTGGGCGCCCAAAGCCAATTGGCGGATTAAGGAAGACTTTCATTCCGGGGCGAAACAAAGAGTTTCCCATCAGTTTTACACTGGCATTATATACATCTCTAATCTGTCCTAAATTTCTAACTTCTGCTTGTCTAGCTTCTCTTAGTCCTTCGACATCTGTCTTCGAATAATCAATTGACTTAACTACTCCACCTTCTGCGCCTATATAGAAGTGGTAGATGCCCTTTGTTCTATCCTCATCCTCATTTGCTACTAGCTCTTGTGCGGTGTAAGAATTCATATAAAGGAGAAGGCAGTCCATCACTGGTTCTTTTTCACTTCTTCTATCGAACTCCAAATCAATTTGATTGACATGGAGCCTTTTGTTCGGAATTATATAATTCTGTCTTATACCGTATTTTATTCCCATTGTCTCTGTTATAGTAAAATTTGTTAAAGATATATCAATCGATCTTTTTTCTCTTCCTCTGGAAAAACATTCCGAAGGTTGTAGCACTTTCTTCACTAGTCTTTCAATGATGTCCTTGATGAAGAGCTTAAGTGGATATGATGCCAATTGCTTACGAACAACCACCTCAAAGAAAAATGTCTGGAAGTCTTGATAAGATATAGGCAAATCTGCTAAATTAAATTGAAGTCTTTTCCCTCTGGGATGATTAACAACAATCGGCCCTGTGATAAGAGTCGGCGCTCCGATTGCCAGATTTAAAGCAGGGTTCATTACTTGACATGCTGTGCTAATAATATCGCCTAGGAAAAGAAATTCAATATGCCCCTTAGAGGCATCTTCTTGCCCAGCCTTTGATTTCTTCACCAGATCATCAAGATTTTCTTCTCCCGAATCGCTAAGTATTGCACTCTCATCGCCCATTCCTGCGATAACAGCAGATGCCTCATCGCCAGATTCTGGCTGAGATTTTTCAACCTTGGCTTCTACCTTTGGGATGGTAGGGCGAGAAGAATCTTCTTCTATACTCTCTAGCCAATCATCAATATCCCCCTTGCTGGCTTCTAGTTTATATACTTTATCGTTAATGCTTGTCAAAAACTGTTGATATACAGATTCTTTTGCTTCAGTTAATCTTTCGTCAATATCTTCTTTGGATTCTTTAATATCTTCTTGTAAATCCTTTACGTTATCCCTATAGGGATCAATAGAGTCATGTGAAGGATCCTCAAGTTTCAGACACTCGATGTATTCATTCATTTCTTGAATTCTTTGTCTCTTCTCTTCAGATTGATCTTCTGCTTTTTCAACTGAGTCAGATTTGTTCAACTTTGTAATCAAAGCTAATACGTCCGCATCATTTCCATTGATTGACTCTTCTAGTGCCCCAATGTACTCAACAGAAAGTCCAATCTTTCCATTTTCATTTATCTCAAA